ATACCTCGACCGGGACAAGGACGCGGACAACTACCAGGGCCACAGCTACACCGACGTTTTCATGGAGGAACTGACCCACTGGCCAGATCCGACGCCGGTCAACAAGCTGAAGGCGACGCTGCGATCTGCGCATGGTGTGCCGTGCCAGTTCCACGCGACATGCAATCCGGGTGGTCCTGGTCATCTGTGGGTGAAGGAGCGGTACATCGATCCGGCACCGGGTGGATGGAAGATACTGACAGAGGAATTCGAGAACCCGTTCGACGGCACGATCCAGACGCTTGAGCGGGTGTTCATCCCGTCCCGGCTGACGGACAACCGGCTCTTGCTGGACAGCGACCCGATGTATGTGGCGAAGCTACAGCAGTCCGGTTCCAAGGAACTGGTCAGGGCATGGCTTGAGGGCGATTGGGACATAGTGGTCGGGGCGTTCTTCGACTGCTGGAACGAATGGAAGGCGCGGGGTGGGTTGGTCAAGCCCTTCACCATCCCGAAACACTGGGTACGGTTCAGGAGCTTTGACTGGGGGTCTGCACGGCCCTTCTCGGTCGGCTGGTGGGCTGTTGCCTCCGAGCACTATGAGCCGCTGAACATCCCGACAGGGGCATTGATCCGGTACCGGGAATGGTACGGGGCATCGAAGGCCAACGTCGGCCTGAAGCTGGATGCGGAACAGGTGGCGGACGGCATCGTTCAGCGGACGGAAGAAACCATTGACTACTCGGTGGCAGATCCGGCCATCTTCTCGGTGGACGGCGGTCCTTCCATTGCGGAACGGATGGCCCGGCGCGGGGTGGCATTCCGCAGGGGTGACAACAGGCGCGTTGGCAAGCTGGGTCACGGCATCGGCTGGGACCAGGTGCGGTCGCGCTTCGTCGGTGACGACAGGCCGATGATGTACGTGTTCGACACCTGCACTGACTTCGTGCGGACCATGCCTGCCCTGCAACACGACGAGACACGACCGGAAGACATTGATACGGACGGCGAGGACCATGTGGCTGACGAGGTTCGTTATGCCTGCATGTCCAGGCCATGGATGCGGGCGCTGCCACCGAAGCCGATGGGCGCGATTGCCAAGGCATCAGGCGCACCGACGTTCAACGAGATGCTGGAACGCAGCAAGAGGAGACGGGCGAATGTGTGATGGTGTGAATGACCACTGAGCAGGTGGAGCGCCCCGAACGGATGGAGAAGACCCCGGATGGGCTTGCCCGTCGCTGGCTCCAGGAGATCAATGACGCCTCCAAGCGGGAGAAGAAGTGGCGCGACGATGCCGTAACCACCGAGGACACCTATTCGGACGAGAACGGTACAGTCCGGTTCAATATCCTGTTCTCGAACACGGCAACCCTCGCCCCGGCGCTCATCAACTCCACGCCCCGTCCTGATGTGCGTCGTCGGTTCAGGGACAAGGACCCGGTGGGCAAGGCTGTCTCGGAAATCCTTGAGCGGGCGCTGTCCTACTCGGTCGATTCCTACGACTTCATGGCCACGATGGATCAGGTCATTCTCGACTACCTGCTGTCAGGGCGTGGCATTGCCCGCGTGCGCTATGTCCCGACCTACGGCGACCCGGTGAAGGAACGCATCTCGGTGCAGTCCGTGACCAACGCCTATGGCGAGCCGGAAGGGTACATGCTGGACGGTGCCATGGCTGAAGGCGTCCAGGTGGACGACGAAGGCCCGTATGTCGATGGCGAGGAATACGAGCCTGTCGTCTATGAGGAAGCCGTGTGTGAACACGTGCAATGGGACGATTTCCGTATCCTTGGCGATGTTCGTTCATGGGATGACGTACCGGCCATTGCTTTCCGTCATCGGATGACCCGCAAGCAGCTTGTGGCGGAGTTCGGGGAGATTGGCTCGGAAGTGCCGCTGAACGACTCCGTCCGGGAAGATGGTACGGACAAGCCGCGCGAGGAAATGACCCAGAAGGCGGAAGTCTGGGAGATATGGGACAAGGACAACCGGCGCGTCCTGTTCGTGACGCAGGGTTTCAGCAAGCCGATTGATGAGCGCGACGATCCGCTGGGCCTGAACGGATTCTTCCCTGTTCCACGCCCGCTGATTTCCGTTCCCAAGCCCCGCTCGCTGGTGCCGAAGCCGGAATATTTCATCTACAAGGCGCAGGCGGAGGAACTGAACCGCATCTCGGCCCGCATCATCCGGCTGACTGACGCCATCAAGGCCCGAGGCATCTACAACCCTGTGCTCGGCGACAACCTGTCCCGGCTGATGGATGAGACCGAAGATGCCATCCTGAAGCCTGCGGACAAGGAAGCGGTCAACGTCCTGTTCTCGCAGGGGCCGGTTGACTTCCAGAAACAGGTCTGGTGGATGCCGATTGACATGCTGGCTGCTGTGATGTTGCAGCTTCTCCAGCAGCGCGAGCAGATCAAGCAGACGATTTACGAGGTCACGGGCATCTCGGACATTCTGCGCGGGTCGTCCAACGCACAGGAAACCGCATCGGCGCAGCGCATCAAGGCGCAGTTCGGCTCTCTGAGGCTGAAGCGTCGGCAGGCGGACGTGCAACGGTTCGTGCGTGACCTGTTCCGGCTGAAGGCGGAGATATTCGCAGAGCAGTTTGACCCGCAGACCCTTTCGATGATGACGGGTGTGGATCTACCGACCGAGCAGGACAAGGCGATGGCTCAACAGGCCATCCAGGCGTTCGAGCAGCAGAAGGCCGTCATAGGCCAGATGCAGCAGCAGGGCATGCCGCTGCCGCCCGAGGCGCAGCAGCAGGTGCAGCAGTACCAGAAACAGGCTGAACAGGCGCAGGAAGTGCTTCAGAAGCCGTCATGGGAACAGGTCATGGAGGTCATGCGCAACGACCTTCTGCGTGGCTACAAGATCGACGTGGAGACGGACTCGACCATCGAGGCGGACGAGGCATACGATCAGCGCTCAATGGCTGAATTGTTCAAGGGTGTTGGAGACTTTGCCGCGACGATGGGACCAATGGTTCAGCAGGGCGCAATGCCGCTTGCCGCGTTCAAGGCCATGCTTATCTCTGGGGCGCGCAAGTTCAAGATGGGCCGTCAGGTCGAGGACGAACTTGAGCAGATCCCCGACCAGCAGCCCCAGCAGCAGAACCCGGAAGCCGAGGCACAGAAGATCGAGGCGGAGAAGGCCAAGCTGGACTTGCAGATGAAGCAGGCCGAGGCTCAGATGCGGACGCAGAAGATGGAGGAAAACGCGGCCCATGAACGCCAGCGCCTTCAGATGGACATGCAGCGTATGCAGGCCGAGGCGGCGAACGATCAGGCCGAACTGGCCATCAAACGCGAGGAACTGGCACTGAAGCAGGCGGAACTTGGCTTGAAGCGGCAGGAAATGGCGATGAGGCGTGAAGATGACGCCGACCAGTAAATTCAGCCTGAAAACAGGCAAATGGGAGCCATACGAGGCCCCTGTGCCGCGCCCTGGCCTGGTGGTGGTGTCTGACCTGCCCGAGTACATCTCGCCCCTGAGCGAGCCGGGCAAGAAGCCTGTGGTGATTGATGGCCGCGCACAGCGGCGTGAGGAACTTCGCCGGAATAACCTGCGCGAAGTCGATCCGTCCGAATGGAGATCAAGATGACCGAAGAACTCAAGGCGGGCGAAAGCTCGTTCCGCGCCTCCATGGCGTCCGCGTTCGATGAGATCGAGAAGCGCGATGATGCTGTCGAGGCAGCGAAGGAAGATATGGCGGTTGAGCACGATGATGCTCCTGCCGATGAAGAGATCGAGCAGGGTGTAAGCCCGGAAGAGGGAGACCACCCCGATGGAGAGGCCGAACAGCGTGACGATGCTGACGCGGTCGAACCCCCGGAGCACTGGTCAGCGGAGGAGCGGGAGCGCTTCAACGCCATTTCCGATCCCGAGGCGCGCCGGATGGTGCTTGATAAGAGCCGGGAGATCGAGCGCGGCTACAGCCGTAAGTTCGATGAACTGGCAGAGGAACGGCGACAACTGTCCGAGTGGGACAAGGTGTTCGCGCCGATGGACAATGACCTGAAGCTGGCGGGTGTTTCGCGCACTCAAGCAGCACAGCGTTTGTTGGCGGCGCAGCAGATGCTCCAGCAGAACCCCCAGCAAGGGCTTCAGTGGCTCGCACAGCAGTATGGCGTTGACCTCAACAACATGAACCCGGCTTCCTATGAAGAAGTCGATCCCCAATATGCCGGTCTGCAACAGAAGATCGGTTCCATCGAATCCACGGTGAATGGCTTCCTGACCCAGCAGCAGCAGGCGCAGGTACAGGCTGTTCAGCAGCAGATCGAGCAGTTCAGGTCCGCAACGGACGCGAACGGCAATCCGCTGCATCCGCACTTCGAAAAGGTCCAGCAGCACATGGCTGCGCTCGCTGAGCGTATGCCGGACGCAGACCTTGAATCCCTCTACGACCAAGCAGTCTATGCCAACCCCGAAACCCGGACAGCAATCCTGTCCGAACGGGAGAAGGCGGCGAAGGCCGAAGCGGAGAAGGCGGCGAAGGAAAAGGCCAGGAAGGCCCGGAACGCATCTACGCCCAAGGGCGGCAGCGGCGGGAAGGAGGTCCCAAAAGGCAAGACCCTTCGTGAGTCGATGGAACTGGCTTATGACAAGGTACAGACCGGCTCCTGATATGGAGCATAGCTGATGGCATCCCCCAACAGCACGTTCACCGAAATGGTGACGACCACGCTTCGCAACCATCCGGACGCGGTTTATGACAATGTCACGAACCACAACGCCCTGTTTGCCCGGTTGCGTGCGCGCGGCAAGATCAAGCGCCTTGGCGGCGGTTATGAAATCGTCCGCCCGCTGGATTACGCCGAGAATTCGACCTTCCAGTGGTATGACGGGTACGAGACCCTGAATGTCGGCCAGTCCGATGTTCTGTCTGCCGCCAAGTACGACTGGAAGCAGGCTGCGGTCAACGTCGTCGCCTCGGGTCGTGAACTTCGCATGAACATGGGCCGCGAACAGATCATCGATCTGGCCGAGGCCCGCACCACCAACGCCATGCGGACCATGGCCAACAAGGTTTCCGAGGGCATCTACTCCGATGGCACGGGGTCGGGGTCCAAGGAAATCGGCGGCCTGGATCTTCTGATTCAGACCGATGGCCTCGGCACCGTGGGCGGCATCAATGCGTCTGCCAATTCGTTCTGGGCCAACCAGTTCAAGGACGGCGGCACCATCACCACGACCAACATCAAGGGTTCGATGAACGAACTCTGGCTGGATTGCGTCCGTGGTGCTGACAAGCCCGACCTGATCTGCTCGTCCAACGAAATCTTCAACACCTACTGGAACTCGTTGCAGGACTTGCAGCGGTACGCCAGTGCTGATGAAGGCGTTGCGGGCTTCACCTCGCTGAAGTTCGTCACGGCAGACGTGATCCACGACGGCGGCAGCGGCATCACCGCGAACCGCATGTTCTTCCTCAACACCGACTACCTCGAACTCGTGGTTCACCGCGATGCCGACATGTCCGTGCAGGAAGACAAGGTGTCGTTCAACCAGGATGCGACGGCAATTCCCATCCTGTTCATGGGCAATCTCTGCGTGAGCAATCGTGCTCGCCAGGGCGTGCTCTTTACCTAGGAGGCTGACATGGCGATTATCAATGGCGTCATCGGCGGTCATCCCGACTTCACGGTGGCTTCGACCGAACAGGACCGGCGCTTTGCCCTTGGCGACCATGCCATTGGCGACGACGGTTCGATGTGGGTCTACTGCGAGGCGGACGAGGCTCTGGAACAGTACGACGCGGTGCAGATCGCTTCGGACTGGGGCATTCAGGCAGTCGATACCACGGCCACCGCGAACGCCTTTGGCCTGTGGGTCGGCGTGGTCCCGGTTGCATTTGCATCCGGCGACTATGGCTGGGTCCAGCGTTCGGGCATCGCGACCGTGAATGTCAAGACCAACTGCTCGGCTACCACCCAGCTCAACAGCACGGCGGTGACCGGGTATCTGGACGATGACCAGACCACGGGCGCAGAAAACATCAACGGCATCGTGACGTTTGCAACGATCACGGCGTCGGCTTCGACCTCTGCGATTCTGAACTTCCCCGTTGTGGGAACCACTCTCACTTGAGTGGGCAGGTGGGGGCAGTGGAAACGCTGCCCCTATCCCGCTTTGCCGGGCAGAAGGTTGTCAGGAACGACAAGGGCCGCGTCCTGTTCAACATCATGGTCAACTCGGCCCGCGATATTCCATGGCTCTATGGGCAGATGCCACCGCGTGACGGCGAGGTTCTGTTCGTGGCCAATGCCCCTTCCGTCAAGGGGTCCATCCCGACCATCCGCCGCAAGCAGAAGAAAGGCGCGAAGGTCTGGGCCATCAACGGGGCGCATGACTACCTCATTTCCAAGGGAATCATCCCCGATGCAGCGGGTTTCTGTGACCCGGCTGACAGGATGCCAAGCGTCGTCACCAAGCTGAACGACCGCACAGTGTACCTCGTCGCCTCATGCTGCTCACCGGGGTTCTTCGACCACCTTCAGGGCCGTCAGACCATCCTCTGGCACATGAACAACGAATTCGGTGAGGAAGACCTTGTGCGCCGCCTTGGCCTGAAATACGGCAAGAAGGGCGAGGTCTTCTCGGGCGGGTCCACCTGTATGCTCAGGCTCCCGTCGCTGGCCTATTACCGGGGCTATCGGAAGTTTCATTTCTACGGCGTGGATTCATCCTTTGACGGGCCGTCGCACATCAACCGCGACGACACGGACCTGTTCGGGACCATCTTTCATGTCGAGTGCAACGGGAAGATGTTTCGGACCAACGTCCCCCTTGCACGGCAGGTCGAGGAATTCGCGTTGCTGACCGAAATCCTCACCCGCAACGGCTGTTCCATCCAGGTGCATGGTCACGGCCTTCTCCCCTATCGGTTCAGGCAAGCGAGGATCAAATGAGCGTCAGGATCAAGTTCGTTCTCAAGTCCGTCCAGGACGAGGCAAAGACCCGCGAGACCGGGGAGCCTGTCTGGGAGGACGTGGAGTACATCTCCATCCGCACGGACGAGAAGTCGGAAATGTCAATCCGGGCCGATGACTGGTTTGCCAAGAAGGACCAGCAGCTTCGCAACGCCAATTCGATGGAAGACCGCGAACGGCTGGAACAGGAGATCGAGCGGGCCAAGCGCGCACGGGAGAAGTGGAAAGCGGGCCGCGAGGATGAAATCGACGGGCGCCCGCTGGACACATGGGCACGCATTACCCCGGCCCTGAAGATGACCTTGAACCACCACAACATCTTCTCGGTCGAGGATCTGGCTGACGCCAAGGATTCGGTCGTGACCCGCATTCACAACGGCGTCCGTCTGCGCGAGGAAGCGAAGCACATGATGGACAACGAGCCGGACAAGATGGCGACACAGCTTGCCGAGATGAAGGCACAGATGGAGGCTTTGATGGCAGACAACGCGGAACTCAAGGCGCTGGTTGACGCGCAGCCGAAACGGGGCAGGAAAGCCGCATGACCCTCCTGACCGTCGTCCAGAACGTCGCGGAAGAGCAAGGGCTGACGACGATTGCCGATGCGACTTCCGACGCGAAGGACGCAGCAACGCTCCGCAGGCTGGTCAACGTGGAATGCAATGCCCTGTCGCGCCGGTTCGACTGGTCGGCACTTCAGGCAGAGCACACGTTCGCCACGGTGGCGTCAACGGCTTCCTATGCCCTTCCCGACGACTTCCTGCGCATCATCCAGGACACGGCGTGGAACCGCTCCGACTACTGGCAGGTGCGTGGCGCGACCTCCCCGCAGGAATGGCAGTTGCGCAAGTCTGGTCTGGTGACGCCCTCAATCCGGGATCGGTTCCGCGTCAAGGGGACTGGCTCCACGTTCTTCATCGACCCGACCCCGGACGAGGCGCAAACGCTGGTGTTCGAGTACATCAGCAAGAACTGGGCTGTGGACGCGGATGACGGGTCTGCCAAGTCGTCGGCGACCAAGAACGGCGACACGTTCCTGTTCGATGAGTACCTTATCGAGCGCGGCGTGACGTGGCGCTTCCTGTCCCGGCTCGGTATGCCCTACGCGGAGGAACGCGACCAGTACGAAAAGCAGTTCAACCTGATTGCGGCCTCTGATGGCGGCGGCAAGCCCACGCTGGACATGGCGGGGGACTCGGCCTATCGCCCTGTCGCAATCCTGCCGGATGGTGGATACGGGTCATGAGCGAAGCCCTGACGGACGCATTGCTGAGGCGCGCGCAGTCGGGCTGGAAAGACGTATGGGACGCGGGCAAGTACGCCTTTGGACCCGAGGGATACCGCGACCTGAAGAAGAATATCCGTTACTACGGCGGGCCGCATCTTGGCAGCACGGTCAACGATGTTCTGGACATTCTGCCGGAACTGATGGGGCCGGGCGCTGACGTGCGGGACATGTTGCAGGGCAGCGATGCACTGACGAAGGCGCTGATGCGTCGGGATGGTATCGGGGCGCTGGAAGGCGGGACGCAACTGTTCGGCGGTCTGCTTGGCCTTGGCGTGCCCGGATCTGTGGCGATGTTCGCGGGACCGGGGGCCAGGAACGCCAACATGGGGGCATTGCGAAAAGCCGAAGGTATGGCAGAGCAAGGCGCAGACCCCCGCAAGATATGGGACGAGACCGGCTGGTTTCAGGGTGCGGATGGCAAGTGGCGTTTCGAGATTGACGACAGTGCGGCAACTCTTGCGGACGAAATGAACAGCTTGGGAGTGGAGTTCGACCGCCCTCTTGGCGACTTGGTACAGCATCAAAAGGCTTACACTGCTTATCCCGACGCCGCTGACATTCACGTGGAAACGTTCGGCAGGTCAGGAAAGGGAAACCTGCCGAGCGGGGCATACATGGCCGACAGGGACCGGATGCAGGTTCGCGGCGACCTCGAAGGCGGTGCGCTCTCAACTGCTTTGCACGAGACACAGCACGCAATACAGAATCGAGAAGCCTTTGCAAGAGGCGGCTCCCCGGGGGATGTCGGCCCGAACGCCCTCGGGCCGACCCCGGACATGTGGGTCATTCAACAGGCGCAGATGATTCGCGAATTGGCGCGAGAATGGGGCGGGGTAGATGAGTTCCTGAAGGGATTTCCGGACGCTTTGCCTAGCGGCGAGCCATACTCCCCCGAGGCGTTGCAGTTAGCACGTGATCCCAGCGAAATCGGACGGCAGATTGAGATATACAACATCAACACCGACCCGGTTCTCGGTTACAAGCATCTTGCTGGTGAAGTCGAAGCCCGCAACGTTCAAACGCGGCGTGAGTTCACGCCAGACCAGCGCCGCGCACAACCGCCTTGGGAAACCGAGGACGTGCCGCGTGACAGGCAGATTGTGAGGTTCCGATGATGGACGCCCTCGCACGTCAACGCAGAGGCCAGATCAGGGCGCGCCAGCTTGGCGGGGTGTCCGTATCGCAGACCCTCCCGGCCCCGGTTGGTGGCCTGAACGCACGGGATTCCGAGGACAACATGTCCCCGCTGGATGCCCTGCAAATGGACAACTTCTACCCCGACTTTGCGGGTGTGGCGCTGCGTCAGGGTCATTCGTCCTACGCAACCTCAGTCGGTACGGCATCATCGTCGGTGGACACGCTGGCGACCTTCATCAACGGGGCAAACTCCAAGTTCCTCGCGGCGGCAAACGGGTCAATCTATGACGTGACCAGTTCCGGCACCGCATCCAGCCTCGCGAGCGGCTATTCGGTGGACCGCTGGCAGTGGGCCAACTTCGACGGCAAGATGGGGCTGGTGAACGGCACCGACACACCACAGCAGTTCAACGGCACATCGGTATCGAGCCTGACGGTGACGGGGTCCGGCCTGACTTCGGCAAACCTCATCGGGATTACGGTCTTCAAGAACCGGACATTCTTCTGGGAGGATGGCAGCCAGGACTTCTGGTACTCCGCCCTGAACACCCTCGGCGGCACGGTCAACAAGTTCCCGCTCTCACGGGTCGGGGACTTCGGCGGCAAGCTGATTTCAGTCGGCTCCATGGCCAGAGATGGCGGTGACGGTCCCGACGACCTGTTCGTTGCGGTCATGTCTTCGGGTGACGTGATTGTCTATCAGGGGACAGATCCATCGTCTGCCTCCACGTGGGCGATTGTCGGCGTCTATGACGCTGGTGCGCCGGTGGACGTGCGGGGCGTGGTCAAGATCGGCGGCGACCTGATGATTGTCACGCGGGCCGGGTACGTCTCTGTCGCGCAACTGATGCAGTTCGGGTCCATCGCCAACGTCAACCCGCAACTGTCCTTCGCGTCGAAGATCAACCCGCTGGCGCAGACCAAGGTGCTGGACAACGCGGCCAACACCGGCTGGCAGGCCATCCTTGGTCCGCAGTCGGAAAAGCTGATCATCAACATTCCGACCAGTTCCACCACGTTCGAGCAGCATGTGCTGAACCTCGGCGTGAAGGCGTGGGGCGTCTGGAAAGACATTCCCTCGTATTGCTGGGGTACGTTCAACGGCAAGCTGTACTTCGGCGGGCTGGGCGGCGTGTTCGAGGTCGGGGGCAACACGGATGACGGCGCGGCCATTCTGGGGGACTGTAGGCAGGCGTTCAGCCAGCTTGGTGCTCAGGGTATCCGCAAACTCATTACGGGCATCCAGCCCGCCCTGAAGGGGTCAGGAAACGTATCTCTGAAGATCGGGGTCAATACAGACTTCGGAACACAGCAGCCGGTATCCGTCGAGACAGCGTTTTCGGAGGAAGGCCAGCTATGGCAAGACCTGAACACGCCGTGGAATGAATGGGACGAGCCGTGGGGTTCCGGTGCCGAAGGCGTGATTGACACGCTGACGATGGCAGGCGGACAGGGCTTCCGCGTCTCCCCGCACATGACGGTATCAACGACCAATTCCGTCGAATGGCTTTCGACGCGCATTATCTTCAAGCCCGGAGGCTCCCGATGACCTCGCTTACAGACCGCACACCCAAGGACACCTACAAGGACTTGCTCCAGGTATCCAATTCGAACGCAGGCATTGACGGCACCCGGCGCAACATCTCGGACGGCGAGGGGACGAACGCGCCCGTCAAGGTCTCGACCTCGGCGGCAGAGTTCACCGGCGTTGTTGACCTGTCGGGCGCAACCCTGCTGATTGCCGCAGATGCCATCCTGTTTTCCAACATCGACTGGTCGGGAACGGACACGCTTACGGGCGAGATCGACGTGGCCTCGGCAGCATCCATCGACTTCCTGTCCGGGTCCACATTGACGCTTGCGACCGGGTCCACCTTCACCCTCCCTGATGACTTCATTCCGCTGGCGAAGATCGACCTTTCCGGGGATGACACCATCGGCGGGGCGTTGGTTGTTGCCTCCGGTTCGTCCATCACCTTCGTCTCCGGCTCCACCCTCAGTTTGGCCACCGGGTCAACGTTCAGCCTGCTTGATGATTCCATCCCGCTGGCGAAGGTGGATCTGTCGGACGATGACACCATCAGCGGCGCGCTTGCCGTTTCGTCGGGCGCATCCCTGTCCTTTGCTTCCGGGTCAACGCTGTCGCTGGATCAGGATGCGGTATTCGAGGCGCTTCAGGTTGCCCATTTCCAGGAGCAGCAGACCGCAGGAACGGACGGCGGCGCACTGACAGCCTCCGCATGGCGCACACGGGCGCTGGGGACAACGGTTCTGAACAACATCTCCGGGGCGTCCCTTGGCTCGTCTCAGGTGACACTGCCGAAAGGCCGCTATCGGGTCAGCGGATATGCCGTGGCCAATCAGGTGAACGGCCACAAGGCGCGCCTGTTCAACACCACGTCATCCGCTGCCCTGCTGACGGGTTCCTCGGCCAAGTCCAATTCGTCGGTCGCGTTGAACACCATGTCCACTTTCATGGGCGAATTCACCTTGACAACCGCCTCGACGCTGGAACTTCAGCACAGGCCGGAGGCCACACGGGCAACGGACGGTCGGGGGCTGGCTTCGAACGTGTCCGCATCCGAGATCTACTCCGATGTGCTGTTCACAAGGATGAGTGCATGAACATCATCGTTCCGGTTGACAACTCGCTGCATGAATGGGTGGCGGCGAGGATGCCGGATCGTGTCGAATTTGACGGCAAGGACATCGCTGTCGGGATTGCGGATGACCGCATCCGGGCTGGCGTCGTCTATCACGACCATTACGAAGACTATCGCAGCATTCAGGTTTCATTCGCAACGGATGGGCCGGGCTGGGCAACGCGCAAGAACGTCGCCGCCCTGCTCTGGCCCCCGTTCCGCGAACTGGACTGCATCCGCGTCACAGCCCTGATTCGCAAGAAGAACAAAGCCTCCCGGAAGCTGGTCGAGAAACTCGGCTTCAGGCTTGAGGGTTCGCTCTGGCGCGGATTCGGAAACGATCACATGTGCATCTATGGCCTGCGCAGGTCGGATGCGGAAACCAAATGGCTGGAGCGATACGATGGGTAAGCCCTCAGCGCCGAAAGCGCCCGATCCCGCCGCACTGGCCCGTGAACAGGCCGAGGCGAACCGGATCACGACATTCTCCCCCTTCGGGAACATCAACTTCGGGACGGTGGGCGAGGATGGCACGTTCATCCCGACACAGAACGGCAGTCAGGCTGCGGTGCAGATCAACCCGACCGACTTGCAGACCGACACCTTGCAGCGGCAGCAGGAAACCGAGAACCTGATTTCCCGGCAGCTTGCAGACCGGGTTGGCTCACTCCCGACCGGAACCATCGACACGTCCGGGCTACCGGAACTCCGAACCGACTTTGGCGATCAGGCGCAGGAACTTGAACGCGCGACGTTTGACAGGGCGATGGGGCTTCTGTCCCCCGTCTTCGACCAGCGCGAAGCACGTCTGCGAAACCAGCTTGCACAGCGCGGCCTGCCTGTCGGATCGGAAGCAGCGAACGAGGAACTCAACCTGTTCGGTCAGAACCGCAGCAACGCGGAACTGGCAGCGGCACAGGATGCGGTCGGGCTTGGGCGTCAGGAGCAGTCGCGGCTGTTCGGCCTGACGCAGGGCGCGCGCAATCAGGGCCTTTCCGAGACCTCGTTCCTGCGCAACCAGCCGTTCAACGAACTGTCGGCGGCACTGTCGGGGAGCCAGCTTGGCCAGTTCCAGGGGCAGCCCATTCAGGGTCAGCCGGTTGACATTATCGGCGCAAACGCCCTGTCGCAGCAGGCTCAACTGGCGAACTTCAATGCACAGAACCAGTTCGGCAGCGACATTCTCGGCGGTCTGTTCGGCCTCGGGTCAGCGGCACTTCTGGCTCCGTCCGACCGTCGCCTGAAGACAGACATTCGCAAGGTCGGCAAGACCGACGACGGACTGAACGTCTATACCTATCGCTACATCACCGGCGGCCCCGTTCAGATGGGCGTCATGGCGGACGAAGTGGAGAAGGTGAAGCCGGAGGCTGTCGGGGAACTCAACGGCTTCAAGGCCGTCAATTACGGGATGATCGCCAATGGTTAACCAGTACGGACAGACCGATTTGACGCAGGCCCTGCTCGCACAGGGAACGTCACCCAGCCCCTACAAGACGGGTCTTGGTCAGGCAGCACGGCTTGGCGGCATCGCCCTTGCTGAATGGGGCAAGCGCAAGAAGGCGGAACAGACCCGCAGCGCGATTGCCGATGCGCTCGCGGGAGTGAACCGTAGCGCATTGACCGGAGATGGTCCGACGCAGGAAGCGGCAGGACGCGCACCAATTGGCGATCCAGAAATGCTGGCCCAATTGTTCAGTTCGGGAGACCCGACCTCCATGGGGCTTGCGCAGGCGCTTTTCAATCGGTCCATGCAGCCCGCCCCGGAACGCTATGAGCCAGTGATGGGGCCGCAAGGAAGGCCGATTGGTCAGCGCAGTTCGGTGACCGGAAAGGTCGAGCCGTACCCGAAGAACCCGTATGCGGAAAAGCCGCCCACCCCGACCTCCGCAATGCTGGAATATGGCATGGCAAAGGAACAGGGCTATCCGGGTTCATTCCAGCAGTATTTGATGGACATGAAGCGGGCCGGGGCGTCGTCGGTCAACACGAACGTGAATACCGGAGATGCAGGCCCGCAGGTCGGCACGATCCCGCAGGGATATATGCTGTCTCCTGTCAAGGAAAACGGGAACACGGTCGGATACACCATGGCCCCCGTCCCCGGCGGACCCGCCGCCCGCGAGGTCGAAGGCGAGGAACGGGCCGCTCAGAACCGCGAAGAAAAGGCGGTTGAACAGGCCAATGTGGTGATCGGCGACATCGACCGCATCATGCAGATTGTCGATCAGGCGGATATTCCGGTGACAGGCGGAGGGTCATTCCTTGCGGCAATTCCCGGATCAGCCGCAAGAGACGTTGCGGCGTTGCTGGATACTATCAAGGGCAACATTGGGTTCAACGAACTGAACAAGATGCGTCAATCGTCTCCGACCGGCGGCGCGCTCGGCAACGTGACCGAACGGGAACTGGCATTCCTTCAGAGTGTCGCGGGCAGCCTCGAACAGTCACAGTCGGAAGAGCAGTTCAAGAGGAACCTTGGCCGGGTCAAGGAAGCTTTCAAGTACGTGGTGGACCGATCAAACGCCATGCCGCTGGAACGGATCACTTCAGGCGAGGCGGAACAGAGCACACCGTTCCAGTCTGCCAATGACGTGGCATCCGCGCCAGTGCCAGAGGTCCGGTCCTTTGTTGAAGGGGCCACTGTCGAGGATCTGGACGCTTTGCCCGAAGACGTGCGCAACGCCATCATGCAGCGGTTGAGGGGGGGGCAATAATGCCAACCGGACAGGAACTCAAGGCAATGTTGGGTGGCGGAACTACGGGTGCCGACCTGAAAGCCGCCCTTGGACAGCAGTCTCCGCAGCAGCCGATGGGCCTTGAAGAACGCGCCCGTGAAGTGTTCGGATTCGAGAACTACCCGGAACGCGCGAGCGTCCTTCCCTTCGCAAAGAATGAGCAGGGGGAAACGAAGTTCGCATGGCCGCAGATCGCGGTTGACGTGGCCGAATCCCTTCTGCTTCCAGGTCATGCCATGAAGGGCGGCAAGGTCACGCCGGAAGACGCCGTGCAGTTTACGCTTGACGCGGCGCTGCCCGCCGTTGTCAAGCCGCCCGCGCGCCTGCCCACAAAGGCCGCAGCGGCGCGACAGATGGTCGAGACAGCACCATCCACGGAAGACCTGCTTGCAGGAGGCGGCAAGCTGCTTGAACAGGCGCGCAATTCCGGGGTGACGTTCAGTGCTGACGATTATGGCAAGTTCGTCAACGATATTGCCGGGATCAACCGAGGCAAGATTGTCCCGGAAATCCACCCCGGAAGCAGTGCCGCCCTGAAGTCGCTTGCGGACGATGTGGGACAGCCGCGCGACATGGAAGACATGATGATTGCGCGCCGTATCATCCAGCAGGCAGCCGATTCGGTGGAAAGCAAGCTGAAGGACGACCGGCGCATAGCGTCCAAGATGATAGAGCGTCTTGACGACATGGTTGACAGTCAACTTTCCGGTGACGGGCGCAAGATGTGGCAGTCCGCAATCAAGTCTCAGACCATTGAGGGCATTATAGAAAAGGCAAAGATACAGGCCAGCGGATTTGAAAACGGCGTTCGTATCGGATTCCGAAACCTGCTGAACAGCAAGAAGGGCATGCGCGGCTTCACCGACCAGGAACGGGCATTGATGAAGCAGATCGTCAATGGCGACAACGTGACGAAGGCGCTTCGTCTCCTCGGCAAGATGTCATTCGGGACCAACAGCGGCAGCAACTTCGTTGGCGGCAGTATTGGCGTTGCGGGTGGATCTACCCTGTTCGGACCCGTTGGTGCGGTTGCCGCGCCGTTTGTTGGCGGGGTGGCCCAGCGGGCCGCTCAGGGGCGCACAGCCCGCTCTGCGGAACTGGCTAGGGCATTGGCTGCGAGTGGTGGTTACATGCCCAAGACACAGCCCGCAATGAAATCGGCGTTGGTGGAAGCTCTGATTCGGGCCGCTGGTCCAGTGGCTGCGTCACAGGCAGAACAGCGAAACGATCCCCGTCAGCAGCCCCGACGATAGAGCGAGATACAAGGACCGCTCTGCTACGCCGTAATACACCCCGACGATAAGGCCACACACAATGGCGGTCGT